TAAAGATGGAAAAGCTTTTACTGGAAAATCTTATAGTACAGCGTCTAAGTTGCTTAGTGCAAAGGATACGTTTTTAGCTAATTGTTTTTTAAATAAATTTGAATTTGATAGAACAGTATCAGTGGAAAATAAAAATGTCTTAACTAGACCTAAGATTTCACCAAGAAATGTAATTGATCAAAATTTTATTGATACAAACTTACAAGCTCTTAATATAAACAATTTAATTATCTATTCTAAAAATATTATAGCTAATCCTAATTTATTTGATTTTTTAAATTCTGTTGAAAATGAAGATAGTTACTTTTTAGGGTTATCTAGTGGTAAAAACGATATTAGAAACGACGATACTAAATTATCTAAATCTAATAATTTTCCTGTTCAAATTGATCCCTTTACTTTTATTGATAAAGTTCCAGATGTAGATGTATTAGACGATACTGTTGATAGTATGGTTTTTATATATGATGATAAATCATTTAATTATTTTACTACAACTTCTACTTCATCATATACATTTTCCGGAACTTTTGCTACAGGAGGTAGTTTAATAAGATTAGAAGAAGATGTCTTTGAAGGTGCACAAAGATTTAGTTATGATAATAATACAGATACTTTATATGCATTAGAAAAATCTGCAGTACAAAACATACCCGGTCTTTTTAAATTTATTTTAAAGCTTTATGATAATAGTTTTGTATCAGAATGTAGAGTTTTAAAACTCGTAGATCAAATAACGTTAGAAGATAATGTTATAGATGATAAAGTAAGTTTAGGAAATAATATTTTAGGATATAGATATACAGATCAAGCACGTATAGAAACAGATTCTGAAGGTAATCCTATAAGAGGTAGAGCGCATGGTAGAAATAGATTAATACAGCAAAATGCCAATAACGTTAATAATCAACCTAAAATTAAAATAGTAAACAAATATACTTTTGAGCTTATTAATAATATAGTATCATCTAACCCTGCTGAAGAAATTCTAGAATTTGATATAAGAGATTCTGATGATTCATTATTGATTTTAACTTCATTAGATGGGTTTGATGCAGAAGAGTTTTTTATCTATCATTTAGATATAGATAAAGTTAGTAGCGCTGAAGGTGATTATGTCTTACCTTTCAATCCTAAAAAACTAACTAGATATAAACCAGAAGTAGTATTTAACGCTAAAAAGAATGTAGTTACTATTTACTTTTCTGGTAACGATTCGAATATTTTTATTATTGATGATGAAGGAGCTATTTCTTCAAGGTTTATTTCGAATCCAGAAAATGTAGCAGGTTTTCCATCTAATAAAAATTTACTATACTTAGAAGATATGTACTTTGATGGTACATTAGAGAGATTTGATAAGATACAAAAGAAATTTAATTCAAACACGTTACCTTCTAATAATTATAATAATTTAAATTTTCTAGTAGGTAAAAATAATACAAGTTTATTCTACTTGTTGCATAATATCGGTAGAATTTATCTCATGGAAGAAAGTAAGTTACTTTATAAAAGCTTCGTTCCTTTAAATTTAGAAAACTTATATGAAAAAATTATAAGCTGTGAATCAAGTTTAGGCATATCGATTAATAGTGAACTTCAAAATATAATTAAAGATACTGTGAATGTATTTTTAAACGCAAGTGTAATACCTTTTAAGGAAATTAGAGAAGGTATACCTGTTTTAGGTAAATTTATTTCATACGAGGGTATTGATATTAATTTTAGAAATTTAGAATTTCACGATAACGAAGAAGTTAATTATGACACAGTCTCAAGGGTTTTTGATCAAATTTTCAAGTTACAAGAAACAGTATTTAATATTATAGTTTCACAAGATGATGAAGACGAAGATGAAGAAGATCCTATAATTGTTGAAATAGAAAGTGAAAGAAATGAAATTGTAGAGAGCTTGTATACAGGAGGTGGTGAATTTATTTTAGTTGATACAGGTGAAGATTATGTTGGTTTTTATCATTCGCATCCGGATAAAGGATTTATGGTTGGTCCTTTACATATAGATGAGCCTCATGCTTACTTAACACCACTAGATAAAGTAGAGGTTGTTCGAACAGAAACATCACCCGATTTTGGTGATGATGTTTCTGACGAACTCATCGTACGGGTAGTACAAAATCAGGGACCAAACTACATGCCCGGTTCATCAAATACAAGTAGTGGTAGTACTGGGGGATCATATTAAATAAAATTATGGCAAATAAAGGAGAAAGCTTAAAAGGGTTAAGAATAGCTGATTACTATTCTTCTTTATTACATTTAAGTGGTTTTGATATAACTTTGCAGGAATATAATAAAGTATTTGATGGTAAAGGAAATACTAGCGGTTTGACTCTAAGTAGCAGAACTGTAGATGAAATTACTGTAGATAGAGCAGATATTCAAAACTATATTTTACCAGAAAGCACTATTACAAGAGACTGGCTAGATAGTTTTTATCCTATAGGTAGCATAATACTTACAACAACTAATGACGACCCAACTAAGAGAATAGCTGGAACTAAGTGGGTTCTTGAAAGCCCTGGTAGATTTTTTGTTGGCGTTGGGGGTAGGGAAAAGGAATTTTCACCTAGTTCGGTAGGTGATAAAAGTGGTGATAAACTAGGTGAATTTGAAAATAAATTAAATAGAGATAATTTACCGGCTCATACACATGATGTTAATGTACAAACTACTATAAAAGGTGATACTAACACTCCTAGTTCTCCTATAGATATTTTTTGCTTTTATTTTGGTCCGAGAATAAATTCAAGAGGATTAACACAAGAACGTATATATACATCTTCGTCTGCTAGCTTAATACCCAACGTAGCTGATGATCCCTTTTCTTACTTATTGGGTCAAGATGAAATAGAAGCATTTCAAAATAATACTACCTTTAAGGGACAAGATAACTATAGAGATTTTTTAATTAAAAAAAGGCATGAAGATGGCTTTAGATACTCAAATGTAGACTTTGATCCTAAGCTAGCTAGCTTTTCACTAGAAGGGTGGGGCGGTTCAATTACAGGGGGCCCTGGATGGGCTGGGCTGTTGGATAGTAATATTCCTAATACTAAAATTTTTATAACTGATAGTCCGAGACCAGTAGGAGTACCATGGGCCTCGGGTAATATTCAAATTGAGAAAGCTGATTATGACTCGAGAGATATTGATAGAGTTCATCCAGGTAGATTCAGTCCTGCAGATTTAATAAAAGCTCGTAATATTATTATTGATGTACTAGGAGCAGAAGAAGCAGCTATAGCATTAGAGGGAGTTGATAGATTAAAGGAACTAAATGAAGAAGTTTCTCAAGCAACTACTACTAATTTATATGTTAATGCTCAAATTAGAGGGTCTACTACAGTACCATCAAGAAATCAAGGAAGTTCTCTTTCTCATAATAACATACCCCCTAATTATGGTTTTTATGCATGGCGTAGAGTACCTTTAGACTTTGATGAACCTAATACTGAAATTGGAGGAGGTACTCAAATAATTGAAGCTGACCCGGTATTCAGAGCAGATATAACTGTAAATCAAGAGACTTTAAATCTCGAAGAATGGGCTAAAGATAGAGGTTGGAATGGTTCAAGCAGAGCTATTATTACTATAAGACCTAATGTATACATTTATTCTGATGATATGGATAAACCCGCTTTAACTACCGGTAACTGGCCTAAAGGATTAAGACTTATTAATAATGGATTTATTATGGGTAGGGGTGGTGACGGCGGTTCATTAGCAGCAGGTAGATACCCTCAACAATCTTGGTCTATAGGATCACCTCCTGGTAAAAGCTTATATGATGGTTGGGATGGCGGTGATGCTATCTTTATTAATACTTCTGATAGTATTATTATTAACAATCAAGGAGCAATTGCTGGTGGAGGCGGTGGTGGTGCTGGTAGTGGTACTGGTAATTTTGGTGGTGGAGGCGGTGGTGCTGGTGGAGGCAATGGTGGTGTAGGTTCTTATCCTAATTTTAATGCATTACCAGGCGCTCCTAATGCATGGGAAGCAGGTGGTGAAGGCGGTGCACCTGGCGAACCTGGTGGCGATGGTGGAAATTGGCGTAATTTACCCCTTTCACAAACTATAGGTCGTTTATTAAACCCTAATGCTTACTTAGGAGGTGGTGGTGGTGAAGCTGGTGGCGGTGGTTCAGGTGGTTATAAGAGAGGTGGTAATGATCCTCACGGAGGTGGTGGAGGAGGCGGTAGAATACTGTCTGCTGATGCTAAAGGAGGTACTGCAGTTAATCCAGAAAGTGAGATATACGGAGGAGGTGATGGAGGAAGTGGTAATCAAGATGGTGAAACTGTTAGCTCAAAGGAAAATAGACCATGGGGTAATGCTGCTGGTGGAGGTGGATGGGGCGCTAATGGAGGCGACTGTCTTAAGAGGAGAGGGGGAATAGGGGTTAGTGAACTTCCTAAAGGTGGTAAAGGTGGTAAAGCAATAGCTGCTATTGATGACTCTAATTATACTATAACCGGCGGAATAATATATGGTACTGTTGACCAGTAGTATTTAATGTTTAACGAATAAATAATGGTATGCCTGAAAGTTTAGAAAATCAATTTATATCTGATTTATATACTTCTCTTTTACATTTAAGCGGAGCTGAACTTTCTTCTAATCTTAACAAAGTATTTGATGGAGCAGGCAATTCAACAGGATTAGCTCTAAGTGGTGAAAGAGTTGTAATTAGTAATTATATATATCCTCAAGGGTTTACTACACGGCCTCCTCTTGAATGGTTAGATAGTTTTTATCCCATAGGCAGTATACAGCTTACCTTAACAGAAGATAACCCGACTAACAGAATAGCTGGTACTGTTTGGGAGCAAGTAGCACAAGGTAGATTCTTAGTTGGTACCGGCACTCTTACAGATAAAAATGGTGATACCAGAGAATTTTGCCCAGGTGGTGAAGAAGAAGAAGCTTTAGGGTTAAGAGGTGGTAATGGTGATACTGCTGGGGAATATTTAACTACGTTAAATCAAAATAACCTTCCAGCTCATACACATGATGTAAATATAGGCGCTCTTGACGTACAAATACCTAATACTGCTGGCACTAACTTATCTTTCCAAGCACCGGGTGTAGGTACAACTGATTCAACTCTTACATTTGGAGAACAACAAAGAGCTAGATTAGCTCTAGGCGCAAAAGTTTATGCTTTTCCAGGTGAATATAGTAATCAATTTTTAATTAATTACAAAGATTCTTCTTTTCAAGATAATATATTAGCTTACCCGTGGTTATATGCATTAGACTTTGGCTTTGATAGGGGATCAGCAGCTAATTATTCTGCAGCAGTAAGAAGTTCCTATATTACTAACTGGGCAGTAGATTATAAATTTAAAGAAATGATAGGTATATGGAATGGTGAGACAAGATTTGTTTCTGATTCGAATGTACAAGTAGGTACAGTAAATAGAAATCCTGTGACTCTAACAAAGACTCCTTACGAATACGCTTTAGAGTTAGGAGCAGTTGATATAGGTGACGCAACTGCAGGTGATTTTTTAGCACGAAATAGTAACATACCTATTGTTACAGCACCTACTGATGTAATAAATAGAGATGAGAGTGCTAATAATACAAGAGTTTCAGCATCAGTTGGAAGAAATATAGCGCATAATAACATACCTCCATCATATGGTGTGTATGTATGGAAACGAGTATCATAAATTTATGGCAAATATAAGCATAGTAAAATTAAAAGTTAGACGTGGTTCAGACGCCCAACGTAAAACTATAGTTCTAGATCAAGGTGAAATAGGTTATACCTTAGATACAAGGAGGTTATTTGTTGGTGATGGATCTACATTTGGTGGTCAATCGGTAAGTAATAAAAATATTGGACCATTTGATAATGATTCAAGTTTAGGACCAGTTAACTCCCCGGGTATGCAAGTAGGTGATATTGGCTATGCAGATAGCCGATTATATATGCTTACCTCCACTAATTATAACGACTCACTTTCAGGTTACGCTTATATAGGAAATGTACCAGACGGTACTTATATTGATTTTGATAGTAATAATAAATTAACCATTAACACAGGCCAGTTTGATTCAACTTATTTTACCTCTACATTTTTTGGATCAGGTTTATTATCAAGCGGTGGCGGTGTATTAGAAGTTAATTTAAACTCCACATATTTTGAATTATCTAATGCAAAAATATCACCAGTAGCAGCTTCCATTACTGAGAGGGAAATTGCAACTACTGCACTTTCGTCAGGTTTAGTTGGTGGTGGTAATACACCGTTAAAACTTAAAATAAATCACGATCAATTCGAGTTTGATGTAGATAACAAACTTTCGTTTAAAGGTGTAGGTGATGTAGAAATTTCTGCAGAAAGCTGGGCTGGTACGGGTGGTACTAATCTTGTTGATAGTGGGTTAGAAATTGACCCTATAACTAGAAAGCTTAAATCTAACATAAGATCTGTAAATGTAAGTAATTTTACTTTAACTGATGGTGAGCTTAATTCTAGTGGTAATAGTAGTACAGAAGAACAAGCCGTTGAATTACCATTTATTACTACTACTGATGGTTTAGTAAAAACCATTAATACGTCTATATTTGACGTAATTACTGGTATATCTTTATCAGGTAATCAAGGAGCTGGTAGTTCAATTCCTGTTGGTACCATTTTACCTCATGCACGTGCCTTCGTAACTATACCTTATGGGTTTTTACTTGCAAATGGTAGACTTTTAAGTCGAACTGAGTATTCTGATTTGTTTGATGTATTAGGAGAAAACTACGGTGCCGGTGATGGTTCTACTACATTTGGAATACCTAACTTAACTGGTGGAGGTATGCCGGCAACATTATATGGGGCTGGTGCTATAGCTCCAATTGCAGGAGATTTTACTGGATCACAAAAATTCTTAGATGGGGATACGAATGCTACTGGTGCTATATTAAGTGGATTTGGAGTTAACTTTATTATAAAATATAAAGAAGACGCTATAACGAATATTTTTAATGGAGCACCTAATGCAACATCTATAGAAGCTGAAGGTAGAAATAATAATCAAATATATCGAGGTACTGATAGCAGCGGTAATAATATTAATTTAAGTTCTGCTGGTTTTATTACATTCGCGTTATCAGGAGATGTAAGAGACCCAAACAGTGATGGGTCGTTTGATAAATTTGCAATACCAATTTTTAACTATTAAATAAATATAATGTCGATAGAAATTTTAGAAAACACTTTAATTAAACTTCTGGTTAGAAGGGGTACTGACGCTGATCGTAAAAATATTACATTAGACTCAGGTGAGTTAGGATATACAACAGATTCTGAAAGATTGTACATAGGTAATGGAACTACCAAAGGTGGTTTGATAGCTGGTAATAAGTATAAAGGTAAAGCTGCATTAGCAACATCTTTAGCACCATGTGTAACTGGAGATTATGTTTTTGAGACAGATACTAATACTCTTAAAGTACTTCAAAATGGTACAGGTGCTCAAGCTACAGATTGGGTTACGGTATCAAATTTGCTGAGCGCAGGAGATGGTACTATTACGATTGGAACTGATAATAAAATTACTGTTGGGGTTCTTTCTTCTGGTAATTTTTCTCCTGATTGTTTAGATAATTCATTAGAAATAAGCTCTGATAAAATAAGCTTGGCTTCTACTATTAAAGTAGATACTATAGAACGAAAGACAGCTACTTCTACTAGCTTTTTGACTTTACCTTCAAAATTAAAAATTAATTCTATTGACTATAATTTTCCTGGTATTAGCCCTACGAATAATACCTTTTTGAGATCTGATGCTACGGGTAATTTAAACTGGGAAGTTCCTAGTGTAATATCTACAGGTGTTGCTCCTACTACAGCAAGTGTACTGCCAGTAGGAACTATTGTTCCTTTTGCTTCCGCAAGTAATGGCGTACCATACGGTTGGTTAGAATGTGATGGTGCAGAGTATGCTAGCACTTCATACCCTGATTTGTCTTCTGTTATTGGTACAGATTACAATATAGCTGGAACATCAGCAGATCACTTTAGAGTTCCTAATTTATTGTCTAAAGCTCTTTATGGTGTACCTAACGGTGTTCCTGCAGGTAGTACTGTATATCCAATAACTACAGCTTCTCATGCAACTCCAAGTCTTTCTGCAGCAGGTACAAACTTTATTATTAAAGCTATAGGTGGGGTAACTTCTCCTACCTTCACTATAAAAAATAATCTTTCAGCAACCTTATTTAACCCTGCAGGGACTAGAGGAGTTGATAAAACTGGTATAGAGTTTAACCCTCTAAGTGGTAATTTAATTATTGAAAGACCTGCTCCAGGTATGGTGGTTTTTAATACTGCCGGTACTGAAGAGTTTACATTTCCTGATGGTATAAATTTTGTTAAATTTACAGTAACAGGAAGCGGTGCTAAAGGTGGTGCCTCTCCAGGTGGTGCTAGTGCTACTGTGATTGGTAATCTTTCTGCTCAGTCGGGTACTATATTTAAAATTGAAGTAGCAAATGGATTTACATCAGCAGATGCTTCACAAAATGGTAGGCCTTCGAAAATTCTTACTGAAGATGGTACATTATTAGTGCAGGCTAATGGCGGTATTTATGAAGGTAATGTTTCAGGTCAAAGGGGTGAACAATCTCAATCGAGTACAGTAGCTGATGGCACTGTTGATACTTCAAACGCATTTGTTTTAAACGGGTACGTAATTAAGGGAGGATCTGGTAAAATGGATACCAATAATAAAGGAGATGAAGAATCAATCGGTGGTTCTTCCTACTTTGGTAATTCACCAGCTCCAGGCGGTGGACAAGGTGCTCATGGATTTACAATGATGGGACCTCCACCAAGTAACGGGATAGTTATACTTGAATGGTCATAGTTGCTTTTACTTTTTTTTCATATAACTAAATTATGGAAGAAATTATAGTAGAAGGTTTAGATTACGAAGATTTTAAAATTTTAAAAGAAATTTTATCTAACAATACAAGATTTAAGTTTAGTGATTCAAATTTATTCGCTAATAATGTTGTATTAATTGAAAAAATAGAAAAAATTATTAATGCTTTTGATGAATAAATACTTGTATGGAAGCAAGTGTATGGAAAGGCAGTTCTTTATGTGAAGAATTTTCCGATTACGTTCTTTTTGATGAAGAATCAGAAAGTATACTTGTAAATATTCATGAAGATTATATGGATACTTTAAAAAAAGAATTGCAAAAAATGGGATATTTTTTAGTATTTAAAACTAAGCTTCATATAACAAATTCTTATACCTGTACTTTTATATTAGGTTGAGTAATTAAATATAATTAATGGGCTTTCCTAGTGACATAAAACTCCCGGCAGATGCGAGATATTTTACTTTTGTAGAACAGAGTAAAAAGTTTAACTCTAATTATGATATTACTTGGTCATTTGAATATAGCTTACCTGCTGAAAATATACCTGATTCAAAAAATTATGAATTAGGATTTAGTACATTCATTACTAATTTACAAGCTCCTCTATCATCACTGCCTGGTCAATATATTGGAGATCAAGATCCAGAATTTATTTTATCTGCGCATGCTTTATACACTGAAACTCCAAGAGTTTTAAAAACACAAAATGATTCTACTATTCTTTTAGAAGGTGGAATTTTAAGTGGTAGTTTGGTTAAGGTAGCTTTTGATTCTACTGGTATGTATGCTTTATCTGGTAGAGATGATAGACCTGGGGTAGGACCTAACGATATTAACAGGCAGTCATTAGTAGTTAGAGATGTATTACATAATGTTAGAGCTAATTCTCCATTATCTACTATGTCTAATGTTTTTAGTACATTATCTACTAGCAGTTTTAGAGCTTTAAGATTTAGATATGTTAATTTAGGTCAAAAGATACATATTGATTTTAGAGAAGATAATACTACTGATTACACTCTATTAACTACTATTAATATAGAGCCAAGATTAACTAATTTTAATAATTTAGATAATATCTATTGCGGGTTTTCATTTACTACACCGGTGTCTACTACCAATACTGGATTATCAGCTAAAAACTTTTTCTTACGTAATTTTAACGTTGAAGGTTTTGAAGGTAGTGAAGTGTTAACAGAAACTGTAGTTACTCCGGCTCTTTCAGTTAATCCAAACACTTCATTTACAACCGTTAACGATATTATTGTATAATGCAACTTTCTCAAATACAGGTAATTCCAGATGTAAGCGATTATGATATAGTAGAACCAGTATATCTCAACGCAGTAGGTAATTATGATGGTGTAACGGGGGAAATTTATTTAAGGGGGTTTGAAATAGATAGAGAGATTGAAGGCGAAAATATTGATATTGAATATTTCGTCTATGATCAAAATGGTGAAAGGGATGAATTTGGTGATCCTTCTACTTTTAAAACTGGAAGAGCTGCTACTTACTATGATCCTTCATTTGATTCTCATTTTATAGCTATCGAAGATTATGTAACTTTGATAGCAGATCCAGAAGACGGTAGTATGGATGCTTCTGTACAAATTCAGTATGTTAATCAAGTAGGCGCTCCATTAATTACTACAATATCTATACCAGTAAGACCTGATCAAGAGTTACCAGATACAGAATCTACTGAAGCCACTCACGAAAAGACTATTCATGATAGAGGATCTACATCTTCAGTAGATTACGGAAGCTTTTCAGTAGAAGTAACACCTCCAAGTATAGTAGAGGAGGAAGATGAGCCTTCTTTTGAAGAAGAACCAGAACAACCTGTCGAATCAACTGCAACTACAGAAGAGGAATACTTGGGTATTGATCCTACAGACCAAGTTATTGATGCTATAATAGGTAGTGTAGAAGGTAGTGTCCAAGAATTAGATATAAGCACTGTTGTTCCACAGGAGAGCGACTTAGTAGAGCCACTAGACAATGTTTCTGATTTTGAAGTATTCAATGCTACAGATACAGATTCAGAGACAGAGCAAGTTGAAGAAACGCCATCTACTGTAGAAGAGCCTACAGAAAATTTGGTACAGCCTTTGTTTAATGCTAGTACTATTGGTATTTTAAATAGATTAGCAGGAAAAACTCCAAGTAGTAGTACTAAAAGCTTATATTATGATTACGAACGTAAAATAAATGCTAACAGATCTAACCCACAACTTGAAAGAAATACAGATTTCTGGGGGTATGGTTTAAAAAATATTACTGCTATAAGTGCATTTAATAATTCTGAGGATAGAAGAAGAGCAAGATTTACTCACGGGGTAGCTATTACACCAAGACATATATTATTATCAGAACATGCTAGATTTGCTAATCCTGTAATAGGTGATGAGTTAGGATTTTATGATGAAGATAATAATGAAGTTAAACGTACGGTTGTAGGTCATAAGTCGATGCCGGTGCGCCGGGGTTCCACAGCTCAACCTGATTTAAGTATAGCTGTATTAGATAGCGACTTACCTAGTAGTATAGGCTTTATACGTGTAATGCCTAGTGATATTATAAATAATATTCCTAGTGATGAGGTGGAGGAGGTTTCGGTCCAGCTGGGATGGTCGAGCCTAGCATCGGTTACCTCTGATGGAGTATTTGTCCCAGGGGTTCCTGACCAACGGCCTAAATTTGAAGCGCGTGACATAGGTGCGTTAATATGGGCTACAAATCAAAAAGAAAATTCAGGTATATTTCAATTAACCAAGATTACTTTAAGTACTGATGCCGCGGGTGATGATTGGTATCCGGATTCAATTAATTTTGGTACCGGTATACAGAGTCTTGTAGACCAAGGATTTAATACCAGATTTCAAAGAAATGATAGCGGTAGTCCTTTACTTACAGTAATAA